ACGTTCGCTGCTGAGTTGGATACTACAGCATTCGAGACACCAGATAACACGGCCCGATGTTCACCCTCAAAAGATGGAACAGGCGTAACCTGGGCCGTTGCCGTAGCAGTTGCAGTAGCAGTGCTCGTTGCAGTAGCCGTTGCGGTTTGAGCAAACGCACTAGAATGACCTAGTACGAGTGCCCCGATTAGAAACAAGAGAACCTTATAGCGTTTCATGACTCCTCGTTAGCTAGATGCAGATATAACCTGCACGCCATACGCGGGCCGCGCAAGCAATACCCATGCGATGCGACCAAGGCCACCATCGCTGCCAGCACAGTTGAGATTGATACTGCCACTCTGCAAACCGCCGGTCATATGTATTGGAGTAACCTGACCTATTGCAACACCATTTGCATTGCTCGTCATAGCGTTTGCAAGTGTACCAGTGATGTTGAGAATAGTTCCAACAGTGGCACCATTTAGGTCAAGTGTAGCACATAGATCGACCGCAGCAAGGGCGTCCATCAGACCTTGGAGTTTGGTTGCGTTAGCAACAGCTCCAATCGCAGTGGTGACGATGCCAAAGATGTCAACAATCTCAACTGCTGCATATCCACCAGCCCCGTAACTTCCAGTTCCTGGCCCGATTGAGTTTTGGAACTGGAAAAGGACCTTTGTCGTGGTCTGCGGTAACGGCAGCGGCGCGGTCCGGAACATCGTAACCTGACCCGGAAAAGTGTTTGGAGGAAAATTAGGCATCTTACTATATCCTCCTTAACCAATCGGGTTGGTTCCAAGCCACCCAAGCCAGCCACTCCAGCCCTGTGAATAGGCGAAAGCGGCCTGGACCCAGTTGGTCTCAGAATCTTTGTCTTCGTAGGTATCAATAGACAAAGTACGTCTGTTGTACATCTTGACCCGATTGTACTTGCCATCAGGACCAATGAACCAGTTGTTCACATCCGTGAGGTAATCATAGACAAAAACCTCAAGGATGTTTCGGACTACGTTCATGGCCCGATTGGCGGTATCGGGTCTCTCACTTGACTTCACGATCTCCATCGCGTTCCATTCTTCTTCGGGTGGAACCACGAGCATTCTCGGGTCAACCTGAATGCGACGTACTCCTGTCTCATCAAAGAACCGACGATATTGGCTAAGAGCCTGTCTCAGAGACAAGACGCTTAGCGTTGCCGGTGTCGGCACCAGGCCACCAAGTAGATTGCTCTGAAGTGTCGCAACATTCTTGGTATTGGGGTGAGCGGCGCTAAACAGCGGAACACCATCATAGCCATTAGTGGTAAAGCCGCTGTTCCAAATGTTCGCGATCAACACCTCAATCGTTTGGCGGGCCGAGAAACCAAGATCGCGCCCACGATCGTTGGCCATATTCACCAACATATCTCGAATGGCCTGCTCTGAAAACCCAATACGGAGCTTAAAGTCATTCACAGTATATCGTATCGAGAGACCTGGGGTGAACTGGTCATCCGACGCTGGTACAAATTCAGGCGTTTGTACAAAAAGCCCCACGCCAGCCGCAGTGAAGTCTTCTTCAAATGCCTTGCTTGTTGACTCCACCTTGACCATTTTAGAATACTGCTGCATCTTTTCATTAAAAGAGTTCATAATGACACTCTTTATTCCAGGAAACAGCAGCCGTTGGAATTGAGCTCGTGAGTTCGCCATTATGCCACCGCCTGCGACAAGCGCACGATAGCACGTGCGTTTGCACCATAAGCATTATCTGTCGGGCGGTTGACTATGTCGATGGCCCTAAATTGGACACCGGCAGCACCCGTGGTGATCGACTGTTGACTCTGACGGAATAATGTATTCGCCAAAGCATCGACCAGATTAAAGAGGCCATTTTCGTTGTTGGTATTGAAGTTGTCCGTTTGAACCTCGAAATAGGCGTTGGTGTCTTCGATACCGATGATAGCACCGGCGTATGCCGTGAGCATCTGGTCGACAGATACCGGCCCGTTTCCGTTCATAATCGTGGGGACAGCTTCAAGTTCTAGGGCGAGTACTATACCAAAGACGACATCATTCGGGCCAGCATGAAGTGCGTTCCCATTGGCGTCCAATGTGTATGCATCATGCACACTCAAAATCGTCTCCGTCGCACTCGCGGTTTTGGCGCGGTTGGCGAGAACAGGTCTACGGATGGTCTTGAGGCTTTTTATAGCATCACCCATCAATGGCCTAAACCCATTCGGAGAAAATGTATTTGCGTAACTCATTTCCTACTGATTCTCCGGATATTCTTTGAAACCAGGATTTGGGGTAACTATTGGTTTACCCTTTACTTCCTCGGTTTTCCGTGAATGGATTTTGACATCGGTATCCTCGATCGCCTTTCCCAAGTGGCGAGGAGTTTTGATGCCAGCTACCGCCTCATCCGCACGCATCTTAGATGCCTTGCGGTATCGTGCCTCAAGGAGCTTTGGGATCTTCACTAGGTGAAGGTTTCCTACCTGATGGTGGCTCGTGGGCCGAACACCTATGGCCGCGCTCGCTGCGTCAGAAAGGGCTTTGGGTAAGCCTACTTCTTCTGGCTCCACCAGGGCAAAGTCTCGAGACAGAAAATCACTCAGTCTATCAGCACCAACATACTGATAGTAAAAGTCCTTTTCGGGATTGGGGATGTTGAGAATATTACGCAGGCCACCTTCGTTCATGTCGACATTATTATCGTCAGCAGGAACTGACCAAACACGGCCCTTCTTATCAGTGATTTCGACAACCTTTACACCACCAACTTCAAAGTTCTCACCATATACATTCTCACCATCAGTCTTGATTCCGTCGATTTCATGAAGGAGACCTTCGACCGTTTCTTCTAATGACTTTTCCATTATGCGTTCTCCTGTTCAATAAAGTTCTTAACCCAGTCTTTCTCGTCTATTTTCATCTTTCGGACCACGCCTTTAGCAGCAGCTTTTTGACGAGGGGAAAGAACATTATCAGGGATGCCGTCGATTGTGACTGCTTTAGAATAGTCATTAGTATCCTGATCTACTGGATTCTTAGGTGCGGTCTTGATTTCTTTGATCTTACCCTTACCGTTTGCGCGCGCTTTGTCTATTGCAATCTTGGCAACAGCTGCGGCACTATAAAGGCTATCAGGGACATAACGCCCGCCCGCGGCCCGCGTTACTTTCTGAAATTCTTTGGTCATCAACTCAGTAAATTTCGGGTCTTCGAGATAATCACCAAAATCAGCAAACGTGGCATTGCGGTCGGTTTCTTTGGCAGCTTGAACCTGAGAGTTTTGAGTTAGAAGGTTAGTAGTATCAGTCTTGACTGCTGCAATCTTCTTATCCGCAATCTTATTCGCGAGTTCAATAATAGCCTGTGCTGCGGTCTTAGGATTTTTATCAGTGAGTTTTGCAACAAGATCGTCCATATTGATCTCGTCGACTTCGTCTTTAGTTTCAGGCTTAGTCTTCTTTGCTAACTCACCTCGCAGAAAGGTTATCTCTGCATCTTTCTCGTCAACTTTCTCAGAGAGAGTACTAAGCTGTGCTCGGATTTCCTCTAATCCTGAGTCTTCTTCCTCATCAGCACCTTCTTCTTCACCCTCATCTTCGCCATCAGTCTTTTCATCTTTATCATCTTTGGTTTCAACCTTTTCATCAGGCTTGTTACCATCGTCGATAAGACGCTCTAGACCATCAGACTCCTCACCGTCAATCTTGGTATCGTCTTTCTCGTCAATAGTCATTACTTACTCTCCTTTGCCCGCTTTAAGACGGGAATATTTTCGTCAAAATTAGAGATCATTCTAACTGCGTGAGCGATGCCACTAGCCCATTTAACCTTGGTAATATCATCTGCACCAAGTGCTTCTTCCGCTGCGTCAGCATACAAACTTTGCATATAACGCAAGACGTGTTGCCACACCGGCCCGTCTTTGAAAAGTTGAATCTGGTCCTTCAGCTCACTCAGTTCTATTTGTGTTGGTGATTCCATTATCTATTTTACGATGAAAGAGCTATTGCTAAGCAGCAACCGAACCTTCAACCCCCTCCTCTTTGGTTCCACCTTCCGCTTGGTCTCCTGGATTTTGGCCGCCCGCTAGTCCTGGTCTAATGCCCATTGCAGCCATATGTTTGTTCATATTAACAGCCATCATAGCTTCTTGCTGCTTTAGAAAGGCGGCGATTTGTTGCATCTTTTGAGTCTGTTGAACATGTTGCATGAGTAACTGATATGATTTTTGATTCAAAACTTTCTTGGCATTTGGGTCAGTCAAGAAAGTCATATGAGACTTGAGATGCTCGTCAAAATTCTCGTCAATATGTGGTTGCACTTGCTGGCCCGAAGCCATCATCTTGTTTTCTATATTTGGTGGTGGCGACTGCTCTGGTAAATCCGGTTTGTGAAGTGGGACACCCTTGTAATTCATAGCCTTGGCGACATGGGTTATCGCCGCATAGATGGTATCTGGCTTCACAATACCTAATTGTATTAGTATCTGGTTCATCAACAACGAGAGCATATTGGTTGCAATATCCCGCTGCAACTGTGGATTTATTTGGTCAAGATTCCCTGTAAGACGAAGGAGCAGTTTTCCCTGAAGCCTATCCGTCTCAAAATGTTTGACGAGCTTAACACCCTCCGCTCCGCCAACTTGAAAGATTCGCGACGGCGGCGCAAACTGTTGATAAAGCCCAAGTATTCTATACAATAACTTTCGCAGGCTCCGCAAGAAGCCATTGACAATGTCTTCCGTACGAAGGTCAATCGCATTCGCGGTCCCGAGATATTCACTCGCAGACTGTCGTTTTGACACGAAAGACCCTGTAGCCGCATCGTTGAGGCCACTTTGGGCGCTTCCGTACTTATATACAAGACTCTCGTCTTGGAAAGACCATTGAGGGCTTGCGTTTGATTTAGGGAAGCTGACACTTTGCGGGTCCGCCGTGGGATACATGGTTCCCGGTTTGATGTTATAGACATCTTTATTCATTCCAGCGAGCGG